CAGGATTTGCTGGAGCGGTTGGTAAAAATGCAGCTTTAGGGAATTTTTCATCGCAAGATACAGCCACTGGTCTTTCAGGTGTAAATCTTGTTGTCGGTACTAACGGCGGTTCAATTGCCGTTACTGAGACTTTAGCAATGAGAATTGTTGAAGTTGTTGCAGGTACTGAAAACGATAGCTTCCCTGAATTTATTGTTAAATTTAACTTCAGTGTACTTTCATCTGAAAACAACTTAGGTATTTAAGGAGAATTTTAAATGGCGATTTCACGTTCACAATTATTAAAAGAACTCCTTCCCGGCTTGAACGCTTTATTTGGATTAGAGTATGCTAAATATGGTGAAGAGCACAAGGAGGTTTATGAATCAGAAACTTCTGAGCGTTCGTTTGAAGAAGAGACAAAACTCTCTGGCTTTGGCGCAGCCCCAGTTAAAACTGAGGGTGCAGCGGTAGAGTATGATAACGCACAAGAAGCTTTTACAGCTCGATATACGCATGAAACAGTTGCTATGGGTTTTGCTATAACAGAAGAAGCATCCGAAGACAATCTTTATGATAGTTTAGGTGCTCGTTATACAAAGGCTTTGGCTCGTGCTATGGCGTATACAAAACAAGTTAAGGCTGCTTCAGTTCTTAACAAAGGCTTTACTGGAACAGGTAATCCTACCTATGGTGACGGTAAAGTGTTGTTTGCAACTGATCACCCTTTAGTTTCTGGAAGCACAAATAGCAACCGCTTTACAACAGGTTCAGATTTAAATGAAACATCTCTTGAAGATGCGGTAATTCAAATTGCAGCTTGGACAGATGAGCGTGGGTTGTTAATTGCGGCTAAACCAAGAAAGCTAATTATCCCACCTGCACTTCAGTTCGTGGCAACACGTATACTAGAGTCTCAGCAGAGAGTAGGGACAGCCGATAATGATATTAACGCTATAATGACAACTGGAGCTATTCCAGAAGGTTATACAGTTAACCATTATTTGACTGATAACAATGCTTTCTTTTTAACAACTGATGTACCTAATGGATTAAAGCATTTTGTTCGTACGCCTATGGCGACTTCTATGGACGGAGACTTTGATACAGGTAACGTACGTTACAAGGCTCGTGAGCGTTATTCATTTGGCGTATCTGATCCTTTGGGAATGTTCGGTTCACCCGGAGCTTCATAAATGGCAGGGGGCCTTGCGCCCCCTTTGCTTTTCTAGGGTTAATTAGTCATACATACTGACCTAGCAGACATATTAGAGATTGTATGACGAGTGCTAATACACGGAGAAACAAATGGCGACAACAACATTTTCAGGCCCAATAAAAGCTGGGTCAATTAGAGATACAACAGGAACGACTGTAGGAACTAATGTTATAAACGTAGGTTCAGTTGTAATGGCTCAATCAGCAGTTATAGATATAATTGGTGCAGATTCAAACGACCAAGTTTGTGCTACTGTTCCTGCAAACTCACAAATTGTAGACGTTATTTTAAACGTAACCACAGTATCAAATGATTCAGGTACGGCTGTTGTTAATGTCGGAACTTCTGCTGACCCAGATGCTTTTTTAAATGATGTTAATGTTAAAGCATTAGCAACTACTCATGGTACATTAGACGCAGAAGCTACAGATGTTGGGACTACTGATATACAAGTTTTAGCAGATTTTGACGGAGCAAATGCAGATGGTACAACTGGTGCAGCTACGGTAACTGTTTTATACATTCAGAACAACAATCTCTCATAAGGAGTAATACATGAGTTTTGCATCTGACGTAAAGGCTCTTACTACAAAAGATACAGGCCAAAAAATTAGTGGTAGAACTAGGCTACAAGGTATTCAGTATGTACATAATGCTAGTGCAGATATTACTCTTAGTAATGGCGCTACTTCTACAGGAACTACCTTATTACAATTAACATCCTCTAGTGCTATTGGTACAGAAGATGTGTTTATACCTGATAATGGTATATTGTTTGATTCTGGTTTGCATTTAGCTAATAGTAATACTGCAGCAATTACTAGCATTACTGTATTTTATGTAGGTGGCGGCGAAAGCAGCTAAATGGCTGAAAAAAAACGTAAAGGAATGGGGAT